GAGTTAGGAATTTTCGGCGTTGTAGTAGGATTCATCGTCATCCTCCGACGGAGCTACGGGAGTGTCTTGGATTTGCATGAAAAACGTATCACGGTAGTTCTGATACGCATTACGCCATTTTCCCCGGTGGGGGCGGAGGTGATTCATAATATCCCTGCTGGATACCTGAACTTCCTGATCACATACCACGCACTTAAACCCGATGATCTCAATCCCTGCATCGGATAATTCCTTCCATCCGATCCATGGTTTGCCGTCGGTTTGTTTAACCTTAATCTGATACCCACCACCATGGCCACCTTTGAAATGGTCGATGATGATTTTAGAAGTCAGAGGGAGTTTGGTTTTGCAACTCTCATCCGCTGGGTGTTGAAAGATCACATCACAAATAATAGTCGTAGGTACAACTTTGGCCTTTTCAAACGCCGACCAGTTAGTGAATGTTTTCTTGAGGGGGACTTCAGCGGTCGCTGAAGTTGTTTTGGTAGGTACTGCCATAAAATCCTTTCGCGTTTCCACGATTATCTAAAAAAAGCACGAAAGGTTTAACCGCCCACCTATCGTATTAAGGGCATGCCCGTTACATGCTTAGGGAGCTACAGTTAGCTAGAAGTCGCTGTCGAAGTAGCAGTGCTCGTACCGGCAGGGGCTATCGCCGCCTGAAGTCCAGCCGTAACACCTTCCACCTGCGAAGCCAACGTCTCCAGTTGATCACCAGTAACCGGACTACCCGCTGCCACCTGAGCCTGAAGAGCCGCGATAGCAGAAACAACCGAAGCTTCCTCCGAAGAGAGAGCCGTGATCGCGTTGGAAAGATCCGTAAAACCAGTTTGCACAGAAGCCATTTTTTCTCCTAGTATTTGAACTTGACGCTCCAGAGCCGCTACGCGACTCCAGATGTTGAGATTCATCATGTAGTTATGTAAGGTTTAACCATCCCACCTCCAAGGTTCCCCGAAGGGAACTTGTTACACGTGAGCTGCGTTAAGCACGTAGAAGTCCCACGAGCCGGTGGCATCCCCAGACGCCGTAGCAGTATTCAACACCAGCTGAAGAGTAAACGAACTGCCAGAAGTGATAACATTCTTAGGCGTCGCACCCACAGCATCTTTCGTAGCGGTACCGGTCGTAGTATACGTACCGGTGTAACTCCCATAAATCGGCACACCAATTGTGGCGGTCGAAGTATACGTAGCAGTGATGATTGTATTAGTACCATTCAGTATCTGAAACAACCCACCCTGCGCCGCATTGGGAGCAACGGTTGGAACTAACTCAATACCAATAAGCTGAGTATTAGGGACGAATTCGAAATTCGGCCAATACGTAGCAGCAGGTACAGACTTAGTAGAAGTCCCCGAAGCAGTAGCGGTACCAAAAGCGATAGCCGCAGCGTACTTGTCGAGGTTTGATGCGTAGTATTTCTGATCAGAGTATCCCATTGTTATTCTCCTTTAGGTACTCGTCACATACACCAGATGCTGTTCGGTGTCCACCGCGTAGGACCAAACAAGTTTGAATCCCAGCAAAGCGTACCACGCCAGACCCTGGTCGCGTCCGAAGTCAGTAGGAATCTTCACACGAATTTCCTCAGGAACCGATACCGCCTCGTAGACGATATCCGAACCAAAGAAAATCGCTTGCCCGTAGGCAGTGCCGGTTCCAATGGTGTTGGACAAGAAGCCAGTTTCCTCAACGAAGCGAGTCATGTAATAATTACCGACTTCCCCGTTGAAAATATTCGTGCTGAATTGAACCGTGTATTTCGACACGTCAACCCAACCGCCGGTACCTGTATCGGAGTGCATCCCCGACAGCGCACCGACCGAAGCAATGCAGACGTAGTTACGTCCGTCGTACTTCGGAATGAGTTTCTTCTTCATGTAGTCAACGATCGACCGGGTGTTAGCCGCAGTCAAGTTGGCTCCAGCGCCGCTCGACGCAGTACCGTTCGTGGTGAAAACCACCGACGCGGTGTTGGTCAAAACAGCAACGTAATCAGTCGCAATGTACTGAGTACCGCAAGCAGATTCCAGCACCTTCACCATGTCATCCCGAAGCTTCTGCTCGGTGACCGGTTCCAGTTGGAACTGCGCTAAATTCATCAGCTTCTGAGTAAACGGAATGGAATTACCATACTCAAAAATCTGACCCGTACCCTGATTGGTTACGAAATTGGTTTCAGGAATCGTGTTGGTTTCAACAAGAGTTCCACCTTGAGTGGCAACGTTACCGGCTTTATCAAATAACCAGGTGTCACCGCGCTGTTTTCCGATGGCCTCTTTTACGTCAACAAACTGACGAAATCGGAACATCGGTTGTGCAACATGCCGCAACCGTTCACTCAAATAAGGCTGAGACCAATTTCCACCAAGGGTACTAACGGAATATACCTGTCCAGGCATATGTTAGTGCTCCTTATAGAAAATTAGGCTTTGGAGCCAGCCCCTTACGGAAGGCAGCCACTTGCTCACGCTTGGCAAGGTATTCGGAAGCAGACTCTTGAGGAGGTTCCTGTGTAGTCTGATCCACCTGCGTACGCGTGGTATCGGTTTGCTGCGGTGTAACGGGCCGAGACGACAGAACTTCGCGTTGACGAACCTGTGCCTCTTGTTTGCCATCGCCACGGAGCGTATGGTAGAGTTTACGTGCGGAGGTTACTGCTTCGGTAACACCAAGTTTGTATATCCGAATGGCGTCATCGGTCGTTTTAATCTTCCCGTCGATACGGGCTTGATTCATAAATTTCTGTGCTTCCACCGCGATCAGGGATTCCATCGGCACCAATTCAGGGTTGGCACTGCGGATCTCTGTCGTAAAGCGGTCGATTTCATTCTCAGCTCGCATGATTTCACGAGTTTGGTTGGTGGAATCCTCAACGAGTTTTTGTTGGTTTTTCTTTGCCACCGTAGCAGCAAGCGCGTCTTCCGCTTCCGTTACTCGACCCTCACGGAGGAGTTTAATCCAACTAGGTTCGAGTTCAGCTTCGGTGTTGACCACAGGGGCAGTCGGGGTAAGTTTGGCTTTGACCTCCGCCAACTCCGCTGACATCTGCTGCATCAGTTGTAGAATTTCCGGAGGTAGGGTGGCCGTCGGAGGAACAACAGGTGCCTCCACATGTTCCGTTTGCGCTACGGACTCGGTGGGAGGAGCGGTTTCCTGCGTGGTCGGTGTACCTCCAGCCGTACCGTAGTATTGTTCATACAATGCATTACGGTTTATATCCTGTTGGGACAGCTGGGGTTGTTCGGTAGACTGGGTTTCCTGCGTCTGTGGGGATTCGAGTGTATCTGGCATGTGGTTTCCTTACGAAGGGTATTCTAGGAGATGTTGATCCCTAGATCTTTCAATTGTCTTTCTGCTACTTCACCACGACCAAGGATTTTTTCCATGATAGTCATGATGTAATCGATGCCGTAGATCTTTCCTGCAAGTTGTTCACGGGTAATCTCGACTGTACCCGTAAGCGTTTTTGCTTGGATAGGAAGGCCAAGGGTCGAGTTAACCAAGGAGCGGGTGAGGAGATCACGTTCACGGATGAGTGCTGGGCGAAGGGTGTCAACCCAAGCAATATGTTCCAGCAAATCATCAAGATCAGTCGCTTTGTATGCATCGACAAGGGAGGGAGTTTTCATGAGATACGTTCTCTAACGGTCCACGACGGTAGTCTTTAGAGACTAGAGCCGCGAGGCATTTTCACGGTGTACTGGTTGCGGGAGTCCATATTGTGCCCACCGGTCTTTGACTGACCTTCGGGGACGAATGAATACCCATAACCTGCACGTTTGGCTTCGGGGGTGGCTTGATCTTCTGAAGCATCACCACCAACACCCGCCTCTCGACGGTTGGAAATCGCCTCTCCATCAGAACCATCCATATCGTGAAGGTCAGACGAGGGGTACTTTCCAGGTCGTGCGAGATCGTTGTTACTGGGATCGTTGAAATTGGAACCTGCCATGAGGTAGTTGTCCTTTCTACTAACATTAATATTATCTCATAAATGAGATCGAGGGTCTTACTTCGAATACGTGATGGTGATTTTATCCCCCGACTGTACAAGGTAATATATCGTCCACAGTTGGTACTGGGGGATTACGTTGTCGTCTGCCGGGAAGGTCAGAGTGGTGCTAGGGAGTAGGTAGATCCCTTGGGTGGTAGAGATGTTGGCATCTCCAACCCGGGGGCATCCGGTGTAAGTTGCTGTGCTACATGCAGTTGCGGAGTTGGTCGGAGCG